ACACTTTTAGGAATTGTCTCTGCCAGCCTTCGCTCGGAAGCAGATAAAGTAGGTAAAGACCTCGACGCGATGATTCGAGGAAAAAATTTCTTGAATGAAGTGGCAAAATCAGTAACCGTTGATGTTGTCGCACGTACTCTAATGACGTCTACCAATGCCGAACCTATGGCACAAATGTCTCAATCGGCATTGGGGTATACTGTTTCAGGGACATACTTAGTCCCCGGCGGCGGAATTTTCATCAAAAAATCAGAACTAGCACGTTTAGGGCTTAGAAGACAGAGATTTGGAGCGAAAGAAATATATGGGAATGATTAAAGGTATAACAGTTCTCTTATATGAGAAAACACAAGTCGGTGAAGACGAATTCAATCACCCTATATACGAAGAAATACCTGTGGAAGTCGAAAATGTTCTTGTAGCACCAGCATCGTCTGACGACTTGGTAAGTAATGTGGATTTGACTGGCAAGAAGGCAATATACACTTTAGGTATACCTAAAGTGGATTCTCATGACTGGGAAGACAAGGTGGTTGAGTTTTTTGGCCAAAAGTTTAAAACTTTCGGCTTCGCGATACAAGGCATTGAAGATCTTATCCCAGGCGACTGGAACAAACAAATTAAGGTGGAACGATATGAATAATTTGAAATTCAAACTTAATTGGCGAGGTGTCAGCAAGCTTTTGCGTAGCCAAAAAGCAGCCGATGTTTGCGGAGAGTTTGCTAAAAATATTCAGCAAAGATGTGGCGATGGTTATGAAGTTACCTTGCACCCCGCCGGTAAAACAAGATCCAATGCTTCGGTGTATGCAAAAACCTTAGAAGCAAAGAAAGATAATTTTGAAAATAACACATTAGAAAAGGCGTTATACTGATGATTGAAAAAACAGTATTAGATTATTTATCTAACCAATTATCGGTGCCAGTATACGCAGAAAAACCGGACGAGGAACCTTTAAAATATGTTCTGATTGAAAAAACCGGAGGTGGAGAGACAAATCATATAAAATCGGCAATGATTGCATTGCAGTCATATGCCGATTCTTTGTTTTTAGCGGCAGAACTCAATGAAGAAGTCAAGAATGTAATGAAAGGAATCGTTGAACTTGATGAAATAGTTTCTGCTAAACTGGCACGAGATTACAATTTTACAGATACAACTAAAAAGAAATACAGATACCAGGCTATATTCAGTTTGGTACATTATTAAGGAGGAAAACTATGTCAGACACAAGCAATGTATCTGCTGGCAAGCCTAAAATCGGTGGAGCAATTTATAGAGCACCGCTTGGCACAGCGCTACCTACAGACGCAAAAACAACTCTTAATGCAGCGTTTTTGGCATTAGGATATATGTCCGAAGATGGCTTAACTAATGCCAATTCACCGGAGAATCAGTCTGTCAAGGCTTGGGGCGGAGACACCGTATTAACATCGCAGACTGATAAACCAGATACATTCCAGTTCACTATGATCGAAGCCCTTAACGTGAATGTGTTAAAGGCAGTTTATGGCGATAAGAATGTAACAGGAAATTTAGCTACTGGAATTACAATTAACGCAAACTCAAAAGAACAGGAAGAATGTTCTTGGGTTGTCGATATGATACTTAAAAACGGAGTCCTGAAACGTGTCGTTATTCCTAAGGGCAAAGTAACTGCAGTTGGAGAGATTACTTATAATGATACTACTCCAATTGGGTATCAAACTACAGTAACGGCTGTTCCTGATACTACCGGCAATACACATTATGAATATTTGCTCGGTGATAATTCTAGTACAGAAGAATAATAGGAGGATATCATGGTAAAAGGCATTTTAAAAAGTGGATTTGAGTTTGAAATAGATGTGGAATCTCTTGACGATATGGAATTCGTAGAAGCATTAGCTGACGCAGAAACAAATGCATTAGCCTTCCCAAGAGTCTGCAAGATGATGCTTGGAGAAGAACAAAAGAAACGTCTCTATGATCACTTAAGAGACGAAAATGGAAGAGTCCCTGTACAGGCTGTGCAAGAGGCAATCATTGAGATAATGTCCACATCAGGCGATGAAGCAAAAAACTCATAACCCTCGCCAACATGATAGCCACAGATGAGGGCGCGTTGATATGCGACCTTGCAGAAACATATCGTATTTATGATTACAAGTCGCTGCCGGTTCACCTGGTGGCGACTTTTTCTGTTGGTCTGAGGGAAAATTCACGAATCAAAATGAAAATGAGTGGAGCCAAGGTACCACTCGAAACAATTATATTGGCAATGATGGCTGACAGGTTGGGGAATGTGATTTGGAGTCTATCAGAAGATGGACGTAAAGGCATTAATAGACCTCCTCAACTTGTAGAAGTGCTTACAGGAATTGAACGTAAAAATGATTCAGATATTTTGTCGTTTACAACTCCAAAAGCATATGAAGAAGCCAGAAGAAAATTATTAGAAGGGAGGTAAAAGAAATGTCGGAACAAACATTGGGGACTGCATATGTACAGATTGTTCCATCGGCGCAGGGGATTAGTGGTTCAATATCCAAGGTCCTGGGAAATGAAGCCTCTGCGGCAGGAACTTCGGCAGGAAGCAAAATAGCAAGTAAAATAAAGGGTATCCTTGCGACTGCGGCAATTGGAGAGACTCTTAGACAGGCAATAATGGAAGGTGCCGCGCTTGAACAGAGTTTAGGCGGTATTGAGACACTATTTAAGGAACATGCAGATATCGTAAAAAAGAATGCCTCCCAGGCTTACAAAAACGTGGGTATGTCGGCGAATGAGTACATGGAAAATGCAACAAGTTTTGCTGCCTCATTACTTCAGTCTGTGAATCAAAACACTGAAGAAGCTGCAAAACTAACAGATATGGCCTTAATTGACATGGCCGACAATGCTAATAAAATGGGCACAAGCATGGATAATATCACTAATGCGTACCAAGGATTTGCGAAGCAGAATTATACTATGCTTGATAACCTTAAACTTGGATATGGTGGAACAAAAACTGAAATGGAAAGACTGCTTGCTGATGCATCAAAACTGAGTGGCATAAAGTACGATATTAATAATTTGGCCGATGTATATAGCGCGATTCATGTAATTCAAGAGGAATTGGGCATTACGGGGACCACATCAAAAGAAGCAGCTGAAACCTTAGCTGGTTCTTTTGCAGCAATGAAGGCCGCTGTACAAGATTTCATGGGAAACATTGTTCTTGGCAGAGATGTTGGCGCATCGATGGCGGCACTTGCCCAAACAGCATGTACATTCTTTTTTAATAATTTATTACCGGCGCTCGCCAACATAATTGCTGCAATACCAGTAACTATTTATACTTTATTTGTTGAAGGTGCTCCAATGCTATTAGATTCAGGTCTCGAGGTAATTCAAAAAATCACAGAAGGCTTAAGTAGCGGACTACCTGATATGATTAATAAGTTAGGTGAGATGCTTGTAAATATGATAACTACGATTAAAGATTACTTGCCAAAGTTTTTAGCCAGTGCTGGAGAAATCGTAACAAACTTTGTAGTAGGATTGGTTGGAAACCTGCCGAAGATCATTGAAGCAGTGGTTATTCTAACTGGTTCGGTGCTACAGGGATTGGTCGATTTGGCTCCAATGCTTCTGACAGAAGGATTTAACTTAGTTGCTAATGTGGCCGAAGGAATTATAGGCGGAATTGCAAGTAAGTTGAATTCTGCTACGGGACAAATCAAAACAGCATTGACAAAACCTATTGAAACTGCGAAGAACACCATAAAAAGCATCATCGACAAGATAAAATCTTTCTTCAATATAACATTAAGTTTTAAAGGTATTAAATTACCACATATAGACTTATCATGGAAGACAGATGGTATCATTGCCCAAGCCGCCAAGCTTCTTGGTGTTCCTGGGGTGCCGAAATTCACGGTTAATTGGTATAAGTCTGGTGGTATTTTTGACAATCCTTCTATTATCGGTGTTGGCGAAGCAGGAACAGAAGCGGTAGTACCTTTGGATTCATTATGGCAGAAGATGGACGAATACATATCAAAATCTCTTAGACAAACAGAATTCAACGGACATAATTTTGGCAATAATGATGAACTTGCAGATAATTTAGATTCACTATCAAGAACAATAGTATATGCAATATCAAAGGGATTTGAAGGAATAGGCCTTAAAGTTGATCGTAGGGAATTAGGTAGATTTGTGAAAGAGGTAACCATATGATGAAATATGTAAATCATCTTAATGAAGAAATTGATTTTTCGGCACCACCGTATCTTTTAGTTGCTTCAGAGGCATACGATTATAATTGGAATTTTGACACTGTGGCGATTAATCATAAAAAAAGTAAAATTAAATCTTTCAAGAGAAGTAGCAAAAGTTTTTCGGCGGACCTTTTAATCAAATCTAATAATTTTGAAGAGGCCATGAATACATTTTTGAAAACAGTAGAAAAAGATGTATTAGCAGAAAAACCCGGAAAACTTGTTAAAGAAAATGGAGAATACCTTACCTGTTATATTGTTGAGGCTCGAAATGAAACCTTTCATATCAAGAATGGACACTGCCAGAAAAAAATAAAGATAGTGTCGCCATATCCGTTTTGGATTAAAGAAATTACAAGGGAGTTTTTTCCTCAAAACATTAATAAGGGCGAAGAACCTGATTACTTTAAAGACTATGATTATGATTACGCAACTTCTAACGGTATACAGATTTGGACGGTGGATCATTATGCACCTTCAGAATTTCAACTTACTATTTTTGGACCGGCAATAAATCCGCAAATTATAATCAATGGACATCCATATCAAATATATGAGACACTAGACAACTTAGAGTATGCAGTAATTGACAGTAGGGAGAATACTATAACCAAATATCTGGTCAACGGCAAACAAACGAATTTATATGATATGAGGTTGAAGGAATATTCAATTTTTGAACCTATTCAAGCTGGGAGATTGGTGTTTAGTTGGGAAGGCTCTTTTGGGTTCAGTCTCAAACTTTTCTGCGAAAGGAGTGAACCTGTATGGTAATTCTCGCCAATAAAAAAGGCAATGAAGTCCGGCAACAGTGTTTTAAAAAAATCGACATTGAATTGTCGGGAAATTCAGATTTCGAAATGATTATAAATGCATGGGAATGGGATGAAGCTTTTGAGTACGGTGCGAGAATTTTTGTACCCGATACTGAGTTTGGCGGTATCATAAGCGGTATGGAAACGAATACTGCAGATAATGTGATCAAAGTTAGTGGATCCACTTGGCGAGGTATACTTAAGAATAAGATTATAATTCCTCCAAATGGAGAAGCATATAAAATAGTCACAGGGGATTTGAACAAAATTTTAAAATTACTTATCGAAGATGCTGGTCTTTCCGGCATCTTTTCTGTGCAGGAAGTCCCTTCGTTAGAGATAACATATCAGTTTGAGCGATATGTTACATTGTATGATGGCATTATAAAAATGCTTGCTGCTGTAGGATATAGACTTGATGTGGTATATGTACAAGGCACACGAGGCGCTTCTGGATATGTAGAACTATCATCAAAGCCTATAGTTGACTATTCAAAAACTGTTGAATTTTCCCAAGATAGCCAGTTAGACTTCACCTACAAAGAAAAGCATACCAGAATTAATCATTTAATTGCGCTTGGGCAAGGAGAACTAACAAACAGACTTGTCGCAGAACTATTCATACAGGCAGATGGAAGCGTGGGACCTATACCATATTATAAAGGAATAGAAGATGCGACAGCTGTATATGATGATACAACTATATCGACAGAAGAAGAATTGGTTAAAAAGGGAACGGAAAAACTCATTGAGCTATATGGAACGCCGTTGATGTCTATAACTATCGAGACAATTCCTAAGCAAGTACAAATTGGAGACATAGTAGGTGGAAGAGATTATATTACCGGACTACATATGGCAGAGACAGTCACCAATAAAATTTATAAAGAGGAAAATAATCAGGTTTTAATCGAGTATGAAATAGGACAAAAATAAGGAGGTTTTTATGAAGTGCATCACAAATAGGGCAAATGAGAAACACATTACCCCACTTCAAGATGCAATGTGGCATCGAGGAATTCTGGGTGTAGAATCTTGCATTTTTAATTATTTTGATAATTTTAAAACTACAATTATCACCAATAATGAGATAAGTATTGCTTCGGGTATTGGAGCAATACAGGGTAGATTTTTTTGTGTTGAACCAGGAACTCATGACACCATTTCTATTGCAAATGGAGTACAAGGCCAAAATAGAATTGATATCATATGTGCCGAATATACAGTAGATGCGGCTAATAATACGCAGGATTGCAAATGGACAGTGTTACAGGGAGAATCAACCGCGGGAACCGCAGTTCCACCAATACTTGAAGCAGGTGATATTGACAAGGGTGATCTAATAGCGCAAGAAGCTTTCTTTGAAGTTAGAATAGAGGGACTTACAATCACTAATGTAAGCCCAATTTGCAAATTATGGACTTTACCGAAAAAAAATGGAGGTACGGATGCAACTACAGCTGAAGAGGCCTTAGCTAATTTAGGCGTATATAATCTCCATAAAAGTATTAAAAACTACCTCGATAATAGTGACTTCAGAAAACCTGTTAACCAAAGAGGTGCAACACAGTATGTAGGTGCATGCTATGGCATTGATAGATGGTACACTACCGTAGAACCTTGTATGGTCACAGTTGAAGATGGGTTTGTCCGTATGGGCTATAATGTACCATCGAATCCGTCATCATTTACGACGAAGTCAATAGAACAAAAAATCGACATCGAAGAAAAAAAACTTGCTGGCAAACAGGTAACGCTTGTAGCCAAGGTTAGAGGAAACCAGATAAGGCTGATGGCAAAGTATATTCAGGCATCACCATACATTACAAGTGATGATTGGACTATTTTAGCCAAAGCATTCACAGTGCCTGAAAATGCTGAATCATTCTTTGTAGGCATTCAAGGACAAGCCGCATCTACCTGGGACTGCGAGTGGATTGCATTGTATGAAGGAGAGTTTACACCTCAAACAGCACCACCATACACGCCAAAAGGTTATGCTGAAGAACTGCACGAGTGTTATCGGTACTTTTGGAAGGTTAACAATTATGCAGTATTTCCAGGATACAAAAGCAGTACGGCATACGGTTTTGTTTATTTGCCTGTTCCAATGAGAACAACCCCAACAGTGACGATGATTGGGGAATCAACCAAATCTTGGATTTATTATGGCGGAGCAAGACAGAGCGGCAATGCTCCTGCCGCTGTATTCGCAATGGGCAATATTGTGAGAATCTCAATCACTGAAACAACGCCAATCGGTAGCAATCAGTCAATTATGTGGCTGACTTCAAATGGTGGCATTGAGTTGAGCGCAGATTTATAACAAAGGAGGAGCAAAATGTTCGATACAGAAAAGTTTAAAGTTTTCATAAAAACTAATGACAAGGGCTACATCATTGCCGTCAATTCGGACGGTTTCTTGAAGGACACAGACGGATGGACAGAAATTGACGAAGGTATTGGAGATGCCTTCTATTTGGCACAAAATAACTATTTCCCTAAACCTACTATGACGGAAAGTGGAGCATACAGATATAAAATGGTGGGAAGAGAGGTTGTCGAGTGTTCCAAGGAAGAAATAGAAGTGCAGGAAAACGAACTACTGCCAAGCACACCGATGCCATCGCAACTCGACATCATCGAAGCGCAAGTCACATATACTGCGATGATGACAGACACTTTACTGGAGGTGTAGAGTATGTATGAAAAAATCAAGAGATTCTATGACTTAGGGGCATGGACAGAAGAAATGGTAAGAAACGCCGTTCAAAAGGGCGTAATATCGCAAGAAGAATATAAGATGATCGTGAAGCAATAACACCTTTTTAGGTGTTTTTTATTTTGCGAAAGGAGGTAGGCATATGTGGACGGTATTAATGATTTAGTAACATTGGCAGCGGACAATCTCACACTTGTAATTATAGGGGTAGCATCGCTTGTAGAAGTGGCTCCTATCAAGATTAACCCTTGGTCGAGAATATTTAAGTGGGTATCCGATGCAGTAATGGGAGATTTTAAAAAAGAGTTCCAAGAGTTCAAGCGAGAGTCAGAGGAAAAAGCGGCAAATGATATGCGCTGGGATATTCTAAACTTTACCAATAGTTGCCGACGAGGACAGGAACATTCAAAGGACGAATGGTGGCACTGCATCTCGCAAATTAAAGAGTACGAAGAATATACCAAGCGTAAAGGCATCACCAATGGAATAATTGAAGAAGATTCTGAGTATCTCAGGGAACTCTATCACCAGAGAAATATGAAAAATGATTTTTTAGGAGGAAAGAAAAATGAATTATTTAATGGAAAATAGGGGACTGCTGCTTTTGGCTATCATCGGTATGGTGGTAGCTATTTTTATTATCGTTAAACTGCTGCAGAATGTTGGCCTTGAAAAAATCAGAGCAACAGTGTATCAGCTGTTCCTGGATGCAGAGCACCAGTTTGAGGAAGGCGATAATGATGATAAATTCGAGTATGTAATTAACCTTGCAAAGACGGCAATACCGGCGCCGTTTAATTTATTGATTACGGAGACATTATTAAGAAGTGTTGTTCAGGCGTGGTTCGATATTGTTAAGGACTTGCTTGATGATGGCCGAGTGAACGGTTCTGAGGGAGGTGAGGCAGATGCTGAGTGTTAGATCAAGGCAGAAATATCTTAACTACATTGGAATTAATGTAGGCAAAGAGGATGGTATCGAAGGCAAGAAGACGAAGGCTGGTTATAAGAAACTCCAGGATATGTACTTCATTCGTAAGGCTGACAGGGATGGACTTTACGGTAAGGATACTGACATCCTGCTCGTCAATGCGTACCGCGTGAAGAAGTACACCAAAAACTTCAAACTTGAGGAATTTAAATGTAACTGCGGCGGTAAATACTGCACTGGATATCCGGCCAAGTTAAACACTCAGATGCTGAAGAACCTGCAGGCTGTGAGAGACAAATTCGGTCCTGTAATAGTTACATTCTGCCTGCGTTGTAAGAAGTATAATGCAACTGTGAAAGGTTCAAGCAAAGACTCTCTCCACATTGAGGGTAAAGCAATTGATCATGCAATATTGCCAAAGACAAACACGGAAAGAGGACGCGAAGAAGTTGCAGCATATGAGCGTAAACTTACAGGCGTTAAATACGTATATCACAACAAAAATGGCAAATACCCACACATGGGGAATGCGATTCATATGAACATGTAGTGATGATACCGGGGAATTTTCCCCGGTATTTTTTATTGCCGAAAATCCTATAATTATATGAATAATTAGCGAAATAAGTCGAAGGTAAAAGTCCAAAGAACTCACCTTTTGTCGTATCCTTAAGAAGGAGGTGAGAATATGTTAACTAAGGAAGAATATATGGAAATTAAGGAAGCGCTGCTTGAAGAACTTAAAATGGCTACTCCGGAACGCGCTGAGGCGATATACTTAGTGCTTGACGAAATTGAGGCGTTGTATAAGGTGGTAAAAAACTATAAGTAGTAATGTGTAAAAAGATTAGTTGAAAGTTGTCTTTTGTCGATAAAAGGTATATAATGTTAAAAAATATACTGGGAGGCAAGCACTATATGAAAAAAATCAGTGCAAGAAAATTTATAACGGTATTAATAAGTGTGGGCTTTGTTTTTTTGATTGTAAAAAGTATGAGATTAAACAATGTTGAAGATTTTCAATCTGCTTTTACATGCACAGCAGCTTTAGAAAATACATATTATATTGTGCAGATTGCTCTTGGACTGTTTTTGTGTATAGGTGCAGTTATAGGAATTTGGCAATATGTTCTAACTGCTAGAAGTGAAAGAGCTAAAATAAGTAAAGATAATATTCAGAGGGCTATTGATTTAGCTGGATACTATAAAGACAATATTTTGCATGAGTTAGTGATTTTTAACGATATATTTGAAAAATCTGGTATTAAAGTAATCCTGGATAAAATTAAGCCAGAAGATATGAAGAACTTTGACGTTAATGAACTTGAAAGTGTTTTATCAAAAACAGATCGTGATGATATTTCTAATATAATGCATTCCGAAGAAATGAAAGATATTTTATCAAAAGCAAATCGAGCAATCAGCAGGAATGATTTTGACTTTGAGAGTAATAATGATAGTATAGATAAAAAATCTTTATCACACACTTTGAACGCAGTACTTAATAATATGGAACTATTCGCAATGAGTTTTACACATGGTACTGCAGATGAGTCGGTTGTTTATCAATCATTACATCAAACCTATATAAAATTGGTTCAACTTTTTTATTATAATATAGCTATAAATAATATACCTAATGGTACGCAGTATTATACAAATGTAATAAAACTATACAAAATATGGTACGAAAAAAGTAAGATTCGAAAGGATGTTATTACTAAAAGTGGGCGCAATATAGTAAGTTTGGGTAATAAAGCGGATACTGTTTAA